TTCCCCATAATTTTCATTGCTGCTCCTGCCCCCTTAATTCCAAACGATGCACTAATTGCTATAAACAAAAGATACTGATACCATTCAGGAAGTGTATTAAGAACTTCAAAGCCTATCCTAACGTACTCAGTCATACTAGGAATGAAAACTAAAATCGCTGGAGCTAATAAGACAACTAAAGCAAATTCATCCTTCCAGCTTGAATCTGTAGCGTCTGCCATAGACTTCTCCCATTGGACTTCACCTGTTGCTACTTTCTCTGCAACAACTGCTTTAGCTCTAGCTTGGGCTACCTTAGCTTGCCCGTCAGCTTTAACTTTCTCAACTTTGCTGTTCATCCAGCTTGAAGCTAGATTAGCAATAGGACCTATTAATGCACCAAACATTATACTCTCCCTTGACTCCTGTGCAACTCATTTACGTAGCGTCTGTAAAAACTGTTGCCTATTCTGTTAAATAATTTAAATAACTTAAAATTGATTGCTCTTAACATTTCCACCTTTTTCTAGCCTGTCTCAGGCGACTGTTAGGGTCTTTTGCTGCTTTAGGAAACTTCTTCATTTGACCTAAGCTTCTAGCACAATAGGACTTTCTACGCTTGGCATCTTTACTACCAGCTTTAGGACTTCCTGTTACTGCTGTCTTTAGTTTACTTCCGGGATTGTCTTTTTTGTACTTAGCCACACCTTTGGCTGTCATACCTGCACCTTTGTTGGTTGGGCGTTTATGCCCCCCTCCAATTGTATGACCTTTCATACCTCCCATTAGCTACCCCTATATTGTTAAGAGGGCAAGTTGCCCTGCCCTCTCAAGTTTAGTTATTATTAGACACCAGTTCTAACTGAAGCAGTCTGAGCCACTGTAAGCTCTGGATCACCAAAATCAGCAATCAAAGCAATAACTCTGAATCTACCTGCACTACATGCTGCACCCAAAGCTTTAACTTGGATAGCATCGGCAGCAATAACAATATTGATACCTCCTGCTGTAGGATGAAAGTTGTAGATGGCATCGGCATTTCCATCAACGCCATCACAGAAAGCGTCAATGTCAGCAGATGTACCTACATCAAACACCAAACTAGAACCACCAGCTTCCAAGACATCCAAACAACCACCAAGAACGATGGAGTTGTCAGGCAGGTCAATCATCTTAACGATGTCGTTTTGTGCTAGGTTTTCGTCTGCTGAGTCAAAGATTTTAGACTGCACAATGTACGGTCTAAGGGCATGAGCAGGATGCCCTACAGTCCCACCACCAATGGTAGTAAAGTCGAAAGTAGTCATTAAGTATCCTCCTTATGCGAAATCTATAACGCCACGAACAATTGCTTCTTGTCTTAGGACTTTTCTTCCAAAAACATGCAATCCTCGAATAACGTCAGAGAATGATTCAGTTGAACGTACCACTTCAGTCTTAGCGATGTGAGACGCTGTAGCCATAGCTGAGATGTGACCTGCAAGAACAACATTCTCAGAAGCGTCTACAGCTAGTGTAGCTGAGCCATCTGTTAATGTTACTTGATCAACTCCACCTGTACTATTTAAAGCTGTAGATTTATAACATCTAAAGCCTGCTAAAGTACCGACTATTGCAAGACCATTTCTCAAAGGAGAAGTGCCATCACCCGTGATATTTATTTCAGAAATTTTATTTCCAGCTTGGAAAGCTTTCTGATAGAATATCGGAGGAGCAACAAACCACCTGTTCTCTTCTGGAACAGATTGGTCATCGAGGAGTCTAGCCATCGCAAGCATCATATTGATACCATTGTCGTCTGTCTCAACATTGATAGGAGCATTAGCTGTTCCTATATCACCAGCCGCAGCAGTAACTGTTAAAGTTGTCCCTGCCACTGCAGAAGCTCCAATACCAGCAGCATCAGACATATTCTGAAGAATGTTGGCATCAAATTTTCTCTTTAAAGAATAAGCACCTGAAGAAGTTGCTAACGCTTCAAAGTTAATGTGAGAATGTCTCTCTTCGATGTCGTCTATTTTAAATGCAAAAGCATTTGCTTTATCAACAATCAAAGTTATTTGATCATCGGATAAGTCTTGAGGGTTAATGACAGAACCTCTCTGATACGGAGTAACAGTGAGTGTTGGTTCTTTCATTATTTTGACAGTGTCGCCAAAGTTCTCGATTTCGCCAGTATAGTCGGTATTAGTAATATCTTCTGCCACCGAAGCTCTACGGAAGAACTTAAGAACTTTTTGGCTAAAAATTTCGGGTGCAAAGTTACCTGACGGTAAGTTTCCATACCCTGAACTTGTAGTAAAAGCCATTATAGTATCCTTCCTCTATTTGAGGTTAGTTATTGGGTTATTCGCCCTTCTGCTCGTGCTAAGTCGATATCTTTTTCAAGTTTCTCAAACTCCCACGATTTCAGTCTGGCGATGTCGGACATCTTCCAAATCTTTTTGTTTGCATTTTTATCAGTTGGAACTTCTCTAGAACTTGGCGTTCTAACTGACTCTGCTGCAGACGCATTAGATTTATTAGATTTAGTTTTTAAGCCAGTGTCGGCTTTATAAAGGTCAAGAACCCTGATTGCCCATTTGCTATCAGTGTTATTTTTAGTGATACCCTCAGAAAGCGATTTAGGTTGGTCATCCAGCCACAAAAGAAACTTTTCATCATTCCTAATTTCATTAAAATCAGGGTGTGACGCAGTTAATATTTTGTAAGCACTTTGAACTTCCATGTCCTTTTCACGACCTTTTATAGTTTCAAGTTCCTTTTTTAAACCTTCAGATTGTTCTTGAGCTTGCATTGCCGCTACAGTCTGCACTACTGCATATACGTCTGGATACTTGCCTTTAAACTCTTCTAGTTCATCTGGGCTTTTAGGAAGTTTAATTGAAGGGTCTAAATTCATCTGCTCGGCAGTTGTCTTTATAGCTTCTTTTTCACTTTTCCATTCTTGAAGTTTATTGTCATAATGCTTTTTTAAATCATCATAACGTTTTTTGTAGTCGTGTTCAGGACTCTCTTCCTGTTTAGTTTCCACAAATCCTTCTGGCTGGGTAGCTTCTTGCGAAGTGCCATCCTGTTCTGCATTTGCTTCTACTTCATCCTCTTCATCTTTATAAACATCCTCTCGGTATTTGTTTCTATAGACATTAGGATCGTTCATTACTCCAAAGGAGTCATTGGGTTTGTTTGCTCTCGCACCTTTTACTTGTGTTGCCATTGTTATTACCTCATATATTGCAGTGCCACATGGCTGTGGGTAGCTGCTTCGGATGTCAGGGCCAGATAGTACTGGGTAGCTGACTAATTCTTATTGGTATACACTTTCTCTTACGGGGATAGGTTTTTTGTATGGGCTTTGTGTGTAGTATTCTTTGGGTTGTCCCATAGTTTCTGTACTTATAAACCCACCCTTTTCAGGAGTTCTGCTATAAAAATCGTGATCTCCTATAGTAGTAAAGTATTCGTTTCGCAAATTTGCGTTTAATTTATCTGATGCGTAACCTCTTTTCCCGTAGGTAAACACATCATCTCTAAGTTTAAATTTTTCTCTATCAGGGGACATGTCTAATGCCATATCCGCTGCGTCAAGTGCTTTTTGCCAATCTTGGTTGTTAAGCATGTCTTTTAATCTAGGTTTTAAATTTGTAGGCTCAAGACCATCATATGCAAACATACCAGAACCTCTAGTTGTTCTACCTCTTAAAACATCTTTTATATTACTTAAATTTTTAAACGAATAAGTTTTATCATTAACTCTATTTAGGACTGTTTCTCCTACTGCTCTTAACGCTTCTGGAGAATCCTTTTGGACAACTGACTCGGAAAATATAGTAACAGCAAGTGCTTCTCTATCGTCTAGACTGTCTAAAAACTCTGACACTTGTGGTCTTGTTCTTGGATCACTGTTCATAAAGGATATAAGTTTTTTTTTAAACTTTGGATTCATCTCTTCAATTATATTCATACCACCTTGATCATTTTCATTATTATTCTCAGCTACACCCCCACTATTCATACCTATAAAACCACCCTTTGCTAATTCTACACCTGCAAAAGCTGGGTTGCCTTTAAAAGTTCTACTTGATCTGTCGGCAGCTTTGTATTGTTGCTTTTTAAATAACATTGTTTCAAAATCTTGTGCCATAACGTCATTAGATATTTGAAACATCTTTTTAATTTCAGAAGGGTCTAGTACTCCTGCAAGTGCAGGGTCTATTTGGTAATAAGCCTTGTCTTCTCCACTTACTACGCTAACAATACTTTCTAATCCCATTTCATTTTTAATTTTTTCTTCAAAGTCTGACCTATTTTGTGGAGTCATATAATAATTAAAAACTCTTTCAATTTCTTTTGTTAAAACTGAGTTTCCATACTTTTGTATGTCTTGCTCATTGTCAGAATAGTCCTCGCCTTTACGAAGAGAACCATCTTTAACCATTTCATTTATAATAAGCTTTTTCAGATTGGTTGTATAATTTACACCATCTGTAACCATGCTATTAAGAAAGGCTTGATTAACAACAGCTTGAATATACCTATGTTCTGCTTTACCTTCGGCAGTTTCAGGTTTGTCCTCTAAATTTTCAAGCCCTACAGACGAACTATTAGCACTTGGTAATTTAAAAGAATAATTTGGGTCTTTTGATAATGTATCTGCCCCTTTGTGCATAAGCTCGTGAGCCATTAGAGATTTACTTAGGTAGTCATCCCCCTTACCATCCAGAGCTATTTTGTTTCTACGAGGAGAATAATATCCTGATGCGTGTCCCATGTCCCCTTCAAAACCTTTGCCTTTTTTTAATTGGTTTACAAAGTCTGATAAACTTCTTTCATCTCTTAACCCTGCTTGTAACAACTTGTTCCAGCTAGTTTGATTAAGTAAATCCATGCCTTGTTCAATGTCTCCAAATTCAACTCCCGATTTATACCCTTGCAACTTAGTCGGATTTGGGTCTTCCTTGCTTGCATATTTAGAAAAGGGAGTTTGAGGATTTGAGTCTATGTTTTTATCTCGTAGGGTAGTTATTTCATTTATTTGCTCGTTAAGTTCATTAACCCGATTGTCTAACTCACTTATTTCATCCTCTGGAGATTTTACAGTATCTCTTTCTACTATATCTCCTTCTGCCATCCCAATAAAACCACCTTCTGCTAATCCTTGCTGGGGTGCTATATTTTGAGGTTGTTCAGCTTCTTGTTGTCTGCGTGATACTTCTTTTTTACCTCGATTGTTTATCTTTTCTAGTTTGTCGTATCCTATCTCTTCGGCAATAGCTTTAGGAATGTAAACTTCATTTTTTGATACTAGCAATTGAACATTGTCTTTCACGTTCATTTCAGGATTTCCAAATTGTATTTCAACGCCTTTTTCTTGAAGGTTTGTAATTGCCACAGAAATCATTTCTTCTACATCTTGTTTGCCCATGAACTCTGCTGCAGGAGCATTGATTATAAAATCTCCTTCTTCAGCTTCGAGGGGCTTATCATCCTTTATTTCTTCTTGGGGAGTTGCTCCTCTATCTTGATCTATAAAACCTGCACCCTGAACAATTTCAGGATTTTGTGTTACAGCATCCCCCTCTGCCATTTTCTTAGGTACTTTACCCCCCTGTTTAAAATTAAAACTATCATTCATACTTGATGTATCAGGTTGGCTAGGACTATTATCTTCATTACTATCAGTACTAAATGTACCTGTTCTACTGTATTGTGAGCCTGTTGGAGCTGCCCCACTTGGATTACCAGAAGCATCGTAAGATGAATATCCTATGCCTGCTCTGGCTGCTTCAGTAGAACTACCAAAAGCATCTGCAGTAATTCCACCTTTTTCCATTGCTGCTTGAGGGCTAGTAAAACCACGTACATCTAAACCATATCCGGGAGTACGGTTGTTTTTGTACTGCCCTCCCCCTTCTTCAGTTAAATCATCTATTCTCGATCTTTCTCTACTCATAGCTTCTTTAAATGTGTTTCCTGATAATCCAGAAGAACCTCCAGTAAGGCTAGGCCCAAAATTAATTCCCATAAATTCAAAGCCCGGTTGCATACTAACTAAATTACCATTAAAGTATCCTTGATCATAACCTTTAAGTCCTTGTGCCATCTTGTCTGCAACATCGTAGTGAGTACTCATAACAGAAGAAGAAACTGAATTTAACATACCACTGCCCATAGCCGATCCATCTCCGTAGGGGGTATCCATGCTAGGACCCTTAAGTTGAAAAAGAATACTTGCTGGGCCACTTAAAAGACTACTTATATTTCCTACAGCTTGGGCAGCTACTATTTGACCTGAATAAGCAAGTGCTGCGGGAGCTAAATTTAGTATTGCTTGTTGAGTTGCACTAGCATAATACCCAGCTATAGCAGCTCCAATGGGATCATTTTTTATAAATTCGTCTTCACCTTTTTGTTTCGCTTTATCAAAAGCTATTTGCCCTGCAGTAGGATTACCATAGCCTGCCCCAGCAATATCTGTAATTTCATTAGCATCGGATATTGATTGAGAAACTCCTACATTTTCAAATTCAGGGGTGTCCCTATACCTATCAGATGCAGAAACGCCACTTTCTGTTCTTAAATCACTAATATCACTTACAAGGTTAAAATTTTTAATTGGTTCATCGCCTTGAGCTTGGTTACTCTCATCTATAGTCTCAACGTCAATATTGTTTTGGGTTAAAGCATCAGCAGACCTTCGACTACTTCTAGCTCTACGCATAAGATTATCAAATTGAGAATTACCCGTACTAAATGCCATTATTATTCTTAACCTTTTCTACGTTACTCTTGAGACTGAGTAGGGTTTCCAGTAAAACCAGCTTCCCCTGCAGCTGGCGTAGCTCCGACTCCGATTGGGCCATCGCCAGCCCCTTGACCGTTAGGTCCTTGAGGTCGTTGAGGTACTCCTCCAGCCCCTGCCATATTTGGGGGTTGTTGACTAGGGGGGCCACCTTCGCCGCCTGCTCCTTGTTGAACATTCTGTTGCATCCCTTTCAATATTTCTGCATAGACCTGTGCTTCGTTAACGTCATTAACTAAACTGTCTGGATCAATGTCTTGCGATATGGCAAGCTCTCTCATTAAATTTGGTATCTTAACAAACGGTGCAAGAGTTGGATTCATAACCGTTTGCAACAACGCTGTTAATCTCTGACTTCTTACTTCTTTTTGCATTACTGCTGCAACACCACGAGGTTTGATTTCTAAGTCCCCCTCTATGTCTTCAGCGTCTTCATTAAACTGCATGTTCCATTGGAAGTAAGCTTCTCCCATTGGTTTTATTAAGTAGTCATCTATATTCTTTATCACTGTTTTCATAGATAGCCCTGCAGAACCCATTAACATAGATAAGCCTGACGCTGTTCTTCCCGTACCCGTGACTCCAGTTTGTCCGTGCATAATAGAAGGTATACCTGTTTCTTCATCGGCAAGCTGACGAGCTATCTGATACATCTGTATGTTTTCGCCTGCAGTGTTAGGAAACTTAAGTCCGTTAATAGCAGTTCCTGTTACGCCAGATTGTCTTCGGAATATCTTACCGGGAAAGATGTCCATGTTTTGTCCGGGAACTAAACTAGCTTCATCTACGTCAAAGACTAAGTTACCTGCAAGTGCTAAGTTATCAATAGCCATTCTTACGTGACCATTCATAAGCATCTGGGCATCTTCCATATTTTCTGCTACACCAACTCCCCACATTTGATAAGGATTAATTTCAAACGGGAATACTTGATAAGGTATTCTAGATGGTGTAAATGGGTTAAGGACACATCTTAATATTATTGTACCACATACCCACACATTTACAGGTATCTGATCTAAGGTAGATATTCCTTGTGGTAATTGTAAGCCTGCTTCGTCAGCAAACTTAGCATCAATAACTCCCCAATATTCAAGAACCTCAAACCTATTTTCTTGATAGTATGGTTCAGTCTCATCTTCACGGATAGTATCTTCATAGTATTTATCTTCGTAGTTAGGGCCTTTTGCTAAACAGTCTTCTATAGCCACAGAGTCAAAGTGTGGTCTTTGTGTTAGACCTCTAAGCTGTTGTCTGTTCATACGATGTCTTTGTATAACGTACTCACAGTCTTCAATACTAGTTGCTGATGGGTCTGGGTGAAAGTCCCAAACAGAAACTGACTCTATTCTAGGTACTGCTTTTTCGTAGGGAGTGTATTCTCTTTCTCCCTCTTCAGTTCTTTGCCACTTATGAACCTTTTTATTAAAGTTAAAAGGTCCTTTGACTATACCTGTTCCAAGCAACGATGCTTCAAATATAGCGTGACGAAACACATTGACTGCATTACTATCTAGTAACTGATCGTGTATCATGTGTTCCATGTTCAATGCGGCTTGAGCTGCAGGACTTATCTGAGGTTCTCCTAGCCTAGCAGGACCTTCGGCAAGTGGTGCGTTTGGAAACTTACCAGCTATACCACCTAAGAAATCCATAGAAGGCGTTGCTTGAGTTGCTCCCGGAGGTAGCTCTCTTCCATCTCCTTCATAACCATAGGGGTCTTGAGGTGGCATTGCGTCATCTAGAGGTGTCTTTAGATGAGCAAACTTTGCAATACCTTCAGGCACAGGTGTTGATTCTACAACAATAGGAAACTTCTTGTTGGCAAACAATATGTCAACAATCTGCCCATATGCTGCAAGAACTTTAGTTTTGGTTATTCTAACAAATACTTTTGATCTCTCAGAGTCACGATACTGAGTTGTAGAGTCATATATACCACGAAAGTTTTTGTAGGCTTGTAGCCACCTTTGTTCGTGGGAACGTCTACCATTTTCGGAATCTTCAAATCTACTCTTTACGTATCCTGCTAGTCCGGGCATAATCTCTGCTGCGTTGGACATAGGGATACTTTCGGAGGACTCTTCGTCTGAGTTTAAAAAGTTATCAGCCATGTTTTACCTTACTTAGAAGTAGTTTCTGTCGTCAGCCATTTTAAACAAAGAAGCTTCTACTGTTGGCTTAGACTGTTTCTTTGGAGTCATAGCGTTTAGTTCAGTTATCTGACTGTTAGACGTATCAAAATCTTTACCTTCACGAGTTAATGGTGCGTCTGGTGCAGTGTAGGATGTTTTATCAGCGTTCATTATATATGAAGGACCGTAGTTATAGTTATTGTCTGGCATTGTTATCTCCTGTATACCATTACATAATTCCCTGTGCTTCAGGGACTTTCTTACGTAGAAGATCACCCATTTGTTGATCCATTGCGTAATTCATTGGTCGAGCTTCACTTTCCTTTTTTTCAGGGATGTTTAAAGGCTCAATATTTTCGTTTCCTAAATTAGTGTCATTTGCAATAACATCCATAGCCCCAGCTTCAGCCATCTGTCTTTCCATTTCTGGGTCACGATATCCTGTTCTATCTGGGGTGTCGCCTGCTGGACTTGATTGCATAGCAAACCCCACTGCAGCTCCCGGACCTAATCCTAAGCTTCTTTCGAGAAGAAGTTCAGTCCCTATGTTTTGGGCTGCTTCAGCAGGGTTGGTTATAATCTGTCTGGCTGTTTCTATTCCTACTGCACCAACTAAAGCTTTTGTTCCTTTGTCTTTTAATACATCCCAAGCTTTACTAAACGCTGACTTAGTCACTGCGTCTAACACAATAGCAGAACCCTTTGGTGGTATTTTCTTCTTAGGTTCTTTTGCAATTGGTTTCTTATCAGGCATCAACTCATTTACTTGGTTAGACAACGCTGTTAATCTAGCCACTGATTTATTTAAATTAGTTAACTTACCTTCAACTTTGTCTGTTAGGGCATCCACAGTTACACTAACGTCTGCCGCTGTGCCATCAAGTTGTAAATTTGTACTTCTTTGTGTGTTAGATACTACATCAGTAGGAGCATCAAAAATGATTGCTGTTTTTTCTTTGAAGAAAGTTTCGTTAAAGCCATATGTCTTATACACCTCTTTTGGATTTGTTTGACCTATATCCTGAAGATACATGTTTCCAAATTCTTCTGCAGCTCTTTGCGTTAAGCTCATTTTCTTTCTTGATTCTCTGTCAACCTTGTAGTGAGTTAATCCTACGTCACCTCTTGTGGAGTGACCTAACACTAAGTTAGCTACACCAGAACCAGAACTCTCATTTATAGCATCAAAAACATTCTTTCTTAAATCAGATATAGTAAAAGGTATTTTTTTATTAGTTTTTTGATCAGTAATTGATAAGCCCATTTCTGACATGGACTCATTCATAGCATTGTTAACTATTGTTCTTAGTTTCTGCTCAGACTGAGTAAACAAACGTATTGATTTTTTATCCCCCATTCTACCTTTAGCATCCGTTCCTAAATCAGCTAAGATATCTTGGGCTAAAGAAGGTAGTTGATAATTTGTTTTGTTACCTTTGTTACTTATGCCAAACAAAGTGTTTGATCCGGGATCAAGCGTTCCATACGCAGAGTTTTCAACTGCTTCACCCACCGTGATATTTATTAAGTCTTTATTTCTTATTCCAAGTAAATGTTTTAATTGAAAAAGAGATGCCGCTTCTTTATTGCCCTTAAGCTTTAAAGTAGTCATGTGTATGGCTTTATTTAAATCCTCGATAGAAGGCAACGTAATTTTTTTAGCTGCTGCATCTCCTCTAGGTTGTGTGGCTTTATCAAATCTTAATTTTGTTGGGTCTTTACTATCCATAGCAACTCTTATAGTTCCTATTTGAGCTTTAAACCTATTAGTGTAAGGGGCTTTAAAATCTTCTGCTGCAGCTCGTTTAAATAAACCTGACTCAACTTTACCTAAAGTTACGTAGTCACCACTTTTCTCTGTTGTTAATTTATTAAAGACATCATGCTTATTTCTGTCGCCCATAGTCTCCCAGTTATCATCTAAGCTAAAACCAGAATCCTCAAGCCTTTTTAACAACGAAGATTTATTACCTTTGTTATCATATAGTTTTACGTCTGGTCTACCTAATTCAAAAGCTTCAGCTATTGTTAAGTTACCATCTTGTAATTTTTGTATTAGTTCATCCATTTATTAATATCCAAATGTTTCATTCTGTACTTGGTATACCTGAGCCTTGATGCCATTAAGCGTTTGATGAATCGAAGCATAACCTGTCATTCTTGTCATTAACATATATCTTAACGCATCGTATGCGTGATCTTCAGCTTTTGTATCTACGTCTTCGCTGTTAGTCTTGGAAAGAGGAATTGCTGCCAACTGCTTGACAGTGTTGCTACAAGTCGAAAACACTCGTAGTCTTGGTTCATTTGTTCTTGGGTCATCAGCTAGCCTACGATGTATTTCCATCTTGCCTTGTATTCGGTTACGATCAGATGGTGTCCAACGGACTCCTGATCTCATCATTGTTTCTGCTATGGAAGGACCGAACCCCGTCTTGTTCCAACAAGAAGCATCGAGTACGGTATAATGTGGTAAAGGGTCTAGCTGCTCTGCTTCTAGTATTCTATCAGCTAATTGCTCTGCTGTCAACTGTTTTACATATAATTCCCGATAAATCCATATATTATTATCCCAGTCAATAGCACCCCATAGCACACAAGAAGGACTTGCGTAGCCATAGTCAGCCGCCCGTATTCGGGGCCAGTTGGTTGGTAACTCAAAACTCTCCACAACATGTTTAGCCCTCACAAACTCTGGGAAGGCACAGCCATCGGCTACATCCCAATCCCCATCCAGTAATCTCTTCCGTTCTATCTCTGGCAATGAACGAAGCATTGATTCGTATTGCCCGTCTGCCATAAGGTAAGGATTGTCCGTTAGTCGTGCAGGTATGAACCTGCGATAGAACAATGGTTGACCTTCCTTTTCGTGACCTTGCGGCCAGTAGAACGGTTTGCCTGTTTCGACATCTGATGCAGGAAACGGTTTGTTGTGTTCCCCCATATCGATGTACATCTTCTTAATCCACCATCCACCTATTCCACCCGGATTGGCAGTACACCTCATATACAAACTTTTTTGTAGTTCGGGGTCTGTACTTCTCAATCTTGATCTTAGGTAGTCCCACACATAAGGTGTCGGGTATTGTGTTATCTCGTCTATCCCTATCCAATTGAAAGCCTGTCCTTGAAATCGGGTCACATCTTTGTCTTTGTCTAAGTACGTAAACCAGATCGTTGCTCCCGAAGGGAAATGCCACGTTGACTTTGACTCCCTGAACTTAGCTCCGGGAAACGCCTTTGGATAAAGCTGTCGTGACTTATCTATTAATTCAGTAAGTTCATCAAGAGTACGCCTGAGAAGAAGACCCCTATGATTACCATTAACGCAGTAGCGAAGTGGATCTGCCAATAAGGCGAAAGATTTTCCCCCACCAGCAGCACCTCCATAGAGAACATCTCTTTCACTAGACGACAGAAACTCCTCTTGAGGTCCTTCATTCGGTTGGAAAACGATTTCACGATTGCCCACAAGCTCTTGGACAGGTGGAGGAAGTGATGCCAACTCGCCTGTATCGATAATGGTGGTTGCATCTCCCTTAAGAGCTTTCTCAACGTTGTTAACTTTTTCTTCAAGCTTTCTAGCATATCTTCTTTTACTCTCTGCTACCTTTGTTGTTTTCTCTGCACGTTTCTTTGCATCACGTAATCTCTTCTGCGTCTGTCGTCTTGCTTTCTCTGCAGTTGACAGGAAGTAAGAGGATGTAGGTGCATCAGGGTCTTTCTTTGGGCGACCTCTCTTTGGTGCATCAGTCAATTGTTTACTTTACGTGTGCCTGAACCTTTAGTGTATACTTTAGGTACGTATCTTTCAAACTTTGTTTCAGGAAACTTTAATTTAGATGTTTTCTTTTTTGTACTTGATCTTAAATCAAGCAAACCTGCTACTCCAATAGGTGATAGTAGTCTAGCTGCTGTTGTTAATATGGGATATATCATCTATAACTACCTCTTCTTTAATTGCTTGGCTTACGTGTGCCTGAACCTTTTGAGTATACTTTACCCCCCGAAGCTTTCTTTTTTTTGTTCATCTCTTCTTTTGCTGTTTGTTTATCATCAGGAGATAGTGAATCAAATATAGATTTTGCTTGTCCTTTGAGTGTGCCTAGTACGTCAGTATCTTTAGTGGCTGCATTAACAAAGTTAAGAACCTTAAAGAATGTGTTTAAATCAGCCATCGATAATTACCTCTTTCTTCGGTGGAAGCAGAACTATTCCATGAACTGCCTGCACGTTTACGTTAGTTGTTTCCTGTTTTCCCAAGCCAACCCTGTTTAACAGCGATTCTGCAGCCCTGAAGCGTAGGTCGTCACCTCTTTCGGGTACTGGGTTGTCTATTGTGCTTACTATCCGTGTAGCAGCCTTAAAAGCGTGCATAGACAGTACGTTCTTTGTACGATTGATTATCTCATCAGCTAAACTGGTCTTTAACCACGTTACGCTGCCCTTAGAGTAGCCTGCAGTCAGTGCTGCATCGGTTACGTTTCCACCATTCTCAAACAGATTGGTCAGGAAGTTCTCTTGTTGGGGGGATATATCACGTGAATTGTTGGTTTGTGGTAGTAGATTGGTCACAACGGTATCCTTTGGGGTAGGAATAGGGTCGGTACTTGGGTAAACCCTGAAGTATCTCTACTATTCTTACTTTGCATTGTTGTTCTGTGGCATAAGGACCCCGTGTATCATGGACTTCTTCACAGTTTCCATATACTTCGGGTAGTCCTAGCGTACATATCAGTACAAATGCTTCAAACATAGGTTATCTCTTGTTGAAAGATGTCAAGGACATTAAGCTTGAGCCAAAGCACGGTTGATTGATGTGATTGCTGCTGCCCGAAACTAGCCTTGATACCACAAGTATACTAATTAAGTACAAGTATGTCAACTATATAGTAAATAAAAAATTTATACAGAGATAGTTGTTGACAAATCCGATAAGAACGATATAATCGGAGTATACACGCCGGGATACACACAGTATCACCTCTGTACCGTAGGGACACCCAACGGGATGCGAATAGTCTGTACAAGTAACCCATTCCAGTAAAAATATGGCGACATTGCTAACGTATACGGGGGGGTCCCCAGTGTCCCTTACCACCCCTACAAGCCCTTATTTATGTGTTTTACCTTCATTGATACCATAGGATAAAAGACAGACTGTAAAACCCCGCAGATAGTCCAAAGGTTAAGCTCTACGGGATATCCTATTGCATGACGTGTAAACCCTTTTAATTCAGGTGCGATTAATCATACTGATAACGCCCTATAAAGGTTTATCTTGACCACCATTGCGAGCAATAACCCAAACAACCAAACAGCTTGAACCTGAGCAATACCAAAGGTTTGAGTATTATTTGTACCAACACACAAAAAAGCCCCCTAGAAACTAATCTAAGAGGCTTTGGGGGGAAGTTTTAAAGCTTAGTTATATTTAGCCATGCAACTATTAAGATCAGTAACAAGGTATAAACCATCGTCTATCTTCTTTTGTGTTGCCCTTGTTATTTCATTAAGGAACTTGTTTCTATATCTTGAAGTGGTTACAGAATAGTTCCAATCACGATCTAACAGAACCTTTCCACAAAACGTCTTGATTGCAATAATAGTTTTATAGCTCTGAAAGATTGTATCGCCATTTTCAATCGTAATCACAAATTGATTGGCAATTGGCTTGCCTGATTTAAAGCTAGTAAAGTTTGAAACCTTCGCACAATAAACTTTATCTTGAACTGCTCGTTCCAAGCAATTGAATTGTTTGTTGAATTGTAATGTCATTAGTTTGTTCTCCTATTGATTATAATATAATTACCTTTTAGCCTTGTTTTATGTGTAATGCAACTATTACAAATAACGCTTTCATAATCTGCAAGTGAACCCTCCAAAGCTACCAACGGGATCTCAAAGGTATCAGCAAAGGTTTCTTTATAGTCGCAAACTTTACACTTAAAGAAATAAGCCATGATTAAACCCCCCAATTAAGATTAGTATCTAAGCCAAAAGATAAAGCCATGAAATAGCTAAGAGTGAAGCCAATACACATTAAAGAAAATATCATATATAAATCTTTAAGGAATAAAACAAAGTCTGATTTATTTCTATTTGCTATTCTGTTCATTAACTTTGCTCCTTTATTAAATCTTCAAGATCAAATTGTATTTCTTTTTGGCTATCTTCTCTATTGGCTAAAACATCAACTATTAACTCTTGCAATTCATTTAAAACAGTACTGTTAAAAGTATCCCTGATTAAATGCTTAGTATTAAAGATAACCTTTTGATCAATAAAAAGCTC